TTTTCTTTTTACTCCAGATGGATCTTTAATTTTACCTGCACAAATTTTACTAGCGTAGGCGTTAGCATATGCTGAAGGATATACCTTGAACTTACGCTTTGCTGCCGCTTTTCCTCTAGGACATAGTTTTGTCATTAAGACCTCGCTGTTTGTTTTGCTCGTTTAAAGTCAGATGCTTTTGGTGCACCCTTTGCACCTTTCTTTCGCATCTTGCCACCACGCTTTCTTTTAGCGTGAATGTTTGCATATAGACCTTTACCAGCCATTATTTACCTTTTTTCATTTTGGCTTTTTTCTTTTTAGCCATAACGAATTTTTTTAATTGTGGTGGAATCTTTCCGCCTTTTTTCATCATAGGCTTCTTCATCATCGCACCGCCACCCATCATCTTTGCTCTGGGTTTATTACCATAATCGTTTCTCATTATTTTTTTCCTCCGTTTCTAAATATTTGTGTACCCTTTATACCAAAAATGCTGGCTACGACAAGGATCCATAAATTCGTAAACCAACTTGGAAGAGTAGAAAAGTATTCAAAGAATAATTTTACCTTTTCCATCGCCGCTGGATCGTCACTTAGGACTGCCCAAGCCAACACTATAATCGGAGCCGACAAAATTATCAATACAAATTCGTCTTTCCAGTCCGATTGCCTCGCTTCCAATAATTTGCCCTGGTAAGCTTCCTCACCTCGAGCCATACGCTCTGCATGCATAAGCTGTGCATCTGACATAGCCATTTTCGTCTTCTGACGATTAGCATAAATCTTACTACCAGCCTGCAAAGCTATTTTTGCTAAACTGAACCAAGCCATTAGTAAGCCTTTGAGTTTCTTCTTTTCTCAGCTAGCATTCTGTTTTGCCCTTTAATCGGCATTTCAGGCTTTCCTGTACCAATTAAGTTATAAGCTTTGTCAGCAGTAGTTTTAGATCTAGGATCTATCTCTGTTTGCTGGTCACCAACTTTAACTAGCTTCGATTTTTTATAGTTCATCATGTTTTTTTTCTCCGTTTTTTCTTTTCTACCCCTTTTATCACGCCTTTGTTCTTAGAAGCGTAAAAAACTGTCTCTCCCCTCTTTTTTCCATACTGTTTTCGCATGGATTTCATAATTTTTTTGCCTTTTTCGTTCAATGGCATTATTCTTCTACCTTAATAGCAGTTATACCTTGATTTCCGCTCTTTGCAAGGCTTACTCCAGCCCTTAATTTGGCTAAACTTTCATTTTGTTCCATTTTATCCTCTGCTAACTGTCTAGATTGCATTAATTTTGCTCTATCTAAGTCTGCTTTTTGCTCTCCTTCGTCTTTTTTACGTTGATTTTCCATCGCACGAAGGTCAACTTCTCTAGCTTTTAATTTTAATAGTGGGTCAGAGTCAAATTGTGACGTAATTCTCTTCTCTTCTTCCATAAAATCACCTGTTAGTTCTGCAATCAACACTGCTTTTCTTGCTTCCATGTCCATAGATATCTTTTGTAGCTGTGCTTGCACTTGTGGGTTCTGTTGTGCCATCTGTTGCATCATAGGTAGTTGCTGAATTGTATCTGCAAACTCTAATTCTATCTGTTCTTGTGCCATTAAACTGATATGCTCAAGAATATTTTTCTCCAAAGCGGCCATAATGGGAGGATTATTTCTAACCATATTAGTTGCCATAAAATTTAAATGGGCTGTGATGTGTGCTCTGTGGTCTTGACCACGAAACGCTTGAAAAGGTTTCATTGCTAACGCATCAATGTGCTCTAACGCTGGGTCTTTTGGTGCAATTGGTGCAGGCGGTGGTAAAATTTTATCAATATCTTTTATGCCAAGTGCTTCATACATTTTTCTGTACGCTGCGTATAAATTATGAATTTTAGGATTAGATGTTGCAAGTTGTAATTCTGTTTGTGCAATCGTAATTCTTTGTGCCATAGAAAATATATTAGGATCTGCAACGGGTAAAATATCTACTCTATCATCAAAGTCTAATTGTTTAACTTCTCTTCTACCACCTACTACATCATATGGATAACTTGGCGGTAAATATGTTTTAAATAATTTTGCAAGTAATCTAAACTCAGATCTCATAGATGTGTACAATCTTTTGTGTATTGCAGACATGACACGTGATCCTCTTTCAAGAAGAGCAACTGTTGTTCCTACTGCAGCTCCTTGATTACCATCACCAACTTGCATGTCAGCGATAGCTGCAAATCTTTGACCTGCTTGTACAACCACACCCATCAAAGTTAAAAGTGTTGCAGATGGTTCTTTGTATGGAAGCATCATGAATGAATCTCTAATATTACCACCTGGTGCATCTACGTCTTTAAACTCACCTGGTTGTATCGGTGCTGCTTCGTCTCTAACTCTTACACCTCTTTGTTTAAATCCTGCTGGCAGGTTTGATAACGTACCTGCATCCAATAATTGACGGAGAGCAACGGTTGCAGTTCTGCTCAATCCGCCAATCATATGGATCAATCCAAATCCGTAGAATCCTAGTCCTGGCAGAAATTTAAAGTGGACAAAGTAAGGTATTCTATTTTTTCTTGGATCGTTAGGATCAAAGTTCCTTCTAATAGAAAGAACTTTTCGTGAACCTTCTTCTACAGTCACAATATATGGGAGCTTGATTCCTGTAAAATCTCCGTTCACATCCTTATCTTCGAAACCTTCTAAATCTAAATTTACATGACACTCTAACAAAGTATAAACTGGTTCTTGTCTACCAGTTTTTTTAGTGCCTTCTAGTTCTCTTTCTTTTGATTCAACTTCATCTTTCATCATGGAAGGTGCTCCTAATTCTACATCAGAATAAAAACCACCAACTTGTTGTTTTCTTAAATCATTCTCAGACATTTTTAAAACATGCATTATAGCCTCTGCATCTTCTAAAGATGTTGCAGAGTATGGCACGATTAAATCGTCAGCTGGCACAAACTTAGATACGGCTCTGCCTAATAAATCATCGTAGTAAACTTTTTTAAATGTAGATCCTGCAAGCGGTAAGTGAAATAACATTTGGTCAAACTCTGGTTCGTACTCACCCATTTTTTCCATGAGTTCATAGTTCATGTAATCTTTTACTCTTTGTGCTTGTGCTTCTTTTTGTGGATCACTGTTGCCAACGATTTGTGTTCTTACTGGTCCCTCTGCTGGTAATAATTCTTTGTAAGCTCCTGCTTGGAACTGTGTTACAGCTTCTGCAAGAACAGGGTGCGTGGCACCCGATGCACCTTGAAAAGGTTCTGTTCTGTTTTCATATTTAAATCCTAGTAAGTCAAGTCCTTCTGTGTAAGATCTTTCCCAATCTTTTCTAGATGCTTTGTAGTCTGTATAATTTTGATATAGTTCTAATCCAATGGGATCTAATATGTCATCCGGTAACAATTCTGCTAAGTTGTCAAAATGATTAGGTTGACCTTCAATGTTTACTTTACTTGGGTCAAAATCTAACTCTACGCCACCATCTTCTGTGGGTGTAACCTGCACTGGTTCTTTCAGTGCATCCTCTTGTTTTTCTAATTCTACTTCTTTATCAGGTCCTTCAATTTTTACGGATGTCCCTAACTCGGAAAGAGTCTTATCGATATCTGCCATTATTTACGCTCCTTGATAGGTCTAACATTTTTGGCTACATAAGGCAAGCCGTGCGGTGTAGGGCCTGATTTTGGTGGAGGTCCAGATTCATCACCTGCCATCTTCATAATACCGCCACCTGCTTTTTTAGGTTTATAGCTTGAAAGTGCGTCTGCATCTATACCCATTTTTAATAAGTCGTCTTTTGAATATGTTTTACCATCTTTAGCTAACAATTCTAATATGTCATCGATAGATTCTAAACCCTCCTCAAAGTCTCTCGCTGATCCATCATCATCTGGTCTTACAGTAGCTTCGTCATAAGTATCTTTAACTTCTACGGGCTTACCTTTGTCGTTAATTATTGTTTCTTTTGGTGTGTAAGTTATCTCTTCTTTTCTAACGATACCATCTATGTTTTCAAATTCACCATCACCAATAGAGTAGCTAGCTGTACCCTCTGTATCTTTTGATATTCTTATTTCACCTGTGTCTAATTTTTCATAAAGAGTATAGCCGTTGTAATCGTAAACTTTTTGTCTTTCAACTATGGCTGCCTCATCTGATATATCTTTTCCCTTTTTCTTAATTAAATTTACAAAGTCAAAAAAGTATTTTGGTGTGCCACCTGAAGTAATTATTTCTGGTGCTTGTTTTGCAACTGCTTTTGATGTAGATTTGAATAAAGTATCTAGTCCTAAATATTTAAGAAAACCAACTCCAGCACCAGCACCGATTGATAGAAGTAGATCTCTTCTTGTTTGATCAACACCTTGTTGAGCTACTTTGTTTTCTATTTCTTTGTTAACTTTATCTATACCAGCTGCTGTTACACCAGCGTTTTTAAGTTGCCTTAAAAGTTTTGGTGCATATCCAAGTAAAAATATTGGTGTTGCTGGTCCAGGTAGCTCTCCTGCTAATTCTAATAAACCTCCAGTTGTTCTTTGTGGGCCTGTTCTTTTTTCCTCTGAGGCTTGTATTGCTTCATCAGATAAACCTAATAAATTTCCAAACTCACCGTTTAATATATCTCTTGTAATTGATGGGTCTAAAATTTTTAATATCTCTTCAACACCTTCTTTAGTAATTCCTGCGTTTGTCCTTAAATCATTTATAAAAGCAGCACCAGCTTTAGGTGTGCTTAAAATAAATTCAGGAATGTTAGCTGCACCCCTTACAAGTTTCTGTGCATAGTATGGATAGGATCGTGGATCAAGAAACTGTGTATTAAATGATTGCATCAAACTTCTATCACCATCTTTACCAAGAATCATTTCACCAACACTTGGTTGGTTGTCTTTAAGAAATTGATTCGCAACGTTTGGATTTTCAAGAGCGGCTAATGCTTCATCTACAAAAGGATCAGATGAGCCATCTTTAAAACCAACACGGCCACCGCTTGCCATCTTCATACTTTGTTGTTGTAAGTATTCCTCA